ATATAGAAACACACTTCGGATACTGTACTAAACAGAAACTATCCACGACGGTCTATCCCGTTGAAATGTATTTTTATATGGTAGAGGCACAGAGAATCGAACTCTGATTAATAGGTTAAAAGCCTACTACTTTGCCGTTAAGTTATACCTCCATATGGTCCCTTCGCACAGATTTGAACTGTGACCTCTCGGATTAAGAGTCCGGTACGCTACCATTACGCAACGAAGGGTTGTACGTATTATTTGATTTTACGTGCCAACCCTAAACCATACGGAAGTTTAGAGTGACACTAGAGTTTACCTCGTTTCATGTCATTTCCTTTTGTTAAAAAATACAAGTTGTTCACCGTACAACTTGTAAAACGGGGGTCTGTAGACTACTGACTTTAAAGCCGTCAGTAAAGGCTAAATCTGGAGTATGGAGTCGGATTCGAACCGACGAATCAACTGGTTTGCAATCAGTGCCATTAAGCCTCTCTGGTACCCATACATGCTCTGGTGGAAGGTGAGGGATTCGAACCCTCGGGGCACCTTACGGCACCCCGCAGTTTAGCAAACTGCTGATTTAAGCCACTCATCCAACCTTCCTAATGTTGGCGGTCCCAGCGGGTAACGATCCCGCTCCTCATGCGTGACAGGCATGTATGCGTCCATGAACACTTTGAGACCTAAATTAGTTGACAGGCCTTACACCTGACAGGGCCAATGATAATTTTCAAGATTACCACTTTATGACTTATCTCCCAACCTTCTCATTTTATCTACCAGTAGGGAGCCCATAGTAGTGAGTGATTTGGTACTCGGAAGGGGAATCGAACCCCTCTTACATACGTGAAAGGCATGTGTCCTAACCGATAGACGACCCGAGCATAAAAACATTGTGCGTATCTTAGTCACGATAGGTATCGAAATTTCTATCTACAGACCCAAATAACTATCTCCGGAAGATAGTCCAACCTGCACAAATTTACTATATGAAAATACATTAGGATGTTTAGAACCGATCCAGAACTTCATCTGGTTTCTCACGGTACCGTCTACCGATAAGATTCTAACCACATTACATGCTAACTTATTCCAGCACCCTCGGGAGGCTTCTTGTATTACTGCGAGAGTCTGTGCGGCCACAGATTTCCTCTCTCAGGTACCTACTGGAGTTAGTAACCTAATGCGTTTTCATATAGTACCCTGAACTTAACAGGGACTATATGACAATTAACTTTTTAAAGAACATTGTTGATTTCTCAACTCATTAAATGTATTATACATCTAATTTGATTTATTGTCAAATCTTTTTTCATTGTTTTGAAAAAGTTCTTTGTCAATCAATCTATAACTAGAGTATAGCACCGAATGGGTTTATTGTCAACACCGTGTATGTTTTTGTTGAAACTGTTGTAAAAATACAACACGAATAAATGGTCCGGCGTAGAGGAATCGAACCTCTATAATCACTTTAGAAGAATGATGTCCTATCCGTTGAACGAACGCCAGATTATTTGCAAATGAAAACTACATCATTCATATCAGTATGATGTAAGCTACAGTACCCTATACTTTTTATGAAATCTTCTGCCTCTGGAGTGAGAGTCTCAACTATAATTACGGGTTTAAATTCTCGTATGGTTTCTTTTGCACCTTCTACAATGAAACCCTCATACCCTTCAACATCTAAATGTATTAGGTTACAATTTTGTAATCCTAAATCATCAATGCGAATTTGAGGGATGTTTACTAACGCTATTTCATCAATATGTGTTACATCACGTACTTCCATAATCGGTACTTGACCTTCAATAGGTCTACCGTAATTATTAACACCTACGTTGTGTTGTCCTCTATACTTTTGATAAACCATTTCATGTTTTGCACCTAATGCGGCATTGAATTTTTTAATGTTATCAAGTTGACAATTGTTTACTAGACAATGAAAACTATATCCATCAGGTTCAAAGGTATACACAGTTTCAAATACTGAGGACATTATTCTAGGAAATACACCGCAATGTCCACCTGCTTGTATTGCTACTTTAAAGTCTCTGCAATGGTCTTGGTATCCACGTTTATACTTTACGATTTCTGTAGCAAAATAGTTAAACATGACATCATGCTCAGGCCACACCCAACCTTGATTGGGCATGATACCTTCAATCATAGTATCATGCAAAATAGTTTTATATGTCACAATGATAATGCTTGTCGTAGTTTAGCAAGTTCTATGTCATTTAAAAACAATTCTAGTTTGTTTTGTTCTGCTTCTGGATTCTTAGCCCAATCATATGTAGTATAGATACGTACATGATTGTCCTGAGGTTGTATGTCAAGTTTACGAACTTCACAATACAATTTATAACCTGCGTTTTCACTTACTAACATACTTTCTCCATTGAAAAATTGGCTCCACAGCCTGGGCTCGAACCAGGGACCAAATGATTAACAGTCATCTACTCTACCAACTGAGCTACTGCGGAATAAAACTAAAAACTTTTGGTGCCCCACGACAGAATCGAACTGCCATCACAGGATTACAAAACCAGTGTACTACCATTGTACTAGTAGGGCTTTTGTCTTTCAACATTATTTACATGAATTATAACACCGAGACAATTTATTGTCAACTATCTCGGTGTTATTTAGGATAACAAAATTCTACTGTGCTTTGGAACACCTGCAAGCAAGTAATCCATTTGATCCGCAAGGATCGTGCGATTTTGTAGAATCATGTTTTCATAGTGATTTGGTGCGTATGGAACATACAACAATTCTAGACCACATTCTTTTAACAGTTTGTGACCCTTCTTTGCATTACAGTCCTTACATGCAGTAACCACGTTCATCCAAGTGTTTTCACCACCTCTGCTCTTAGGCAAAATGTGGTCACGACTTAGATTGTTGTAGTTGGGGAAATGTCCACCGCAGTATGCACACACATAGCGGTCACGACCGAATAGTGTTCTGTTGCTCAATGCAACATTGGCATGCTTGTGCGGGTTGAAACCGTGACCCTTAACAGCAATTATACTGGTAGTTTCTAGGTAACTCATTTCACCATCGTTTTGTAAACCACCACGATACTTAGCCACAACTTCCCCTAGTGCCCATGCAATTGCATTCTTTGCATGGTAGGTGATTGCGTCATCGTGTGAGATCCACTGCCGGGGAACTCCTGAGATATCTAGTGCTAGAACAGCCATTTTCTACTCCTTTGCTTGCTATTGTCACTATTACTATTTAACTAGTTTTGGAGGGTCATAGAGGATTCGAACCTCTGACTGCTGGTTTCGAAGACCAGAACTCTTCCACTGAGTTAATGACCCATATATATACTATAACAGATAATTGAATTACTGTCAACTTTGGTCTCACCGGACAGACTTGAACTGTCATCTATTCTTTAGGAGAGAATCGTTCTATCCCTTGAACTACAATGAGTACTTTTATTTTCAACATCCCATAGCCGGGATTCTGTTCTATCCTAACATTAATCTTTGCCACAACCCGAATCAATAGTGCAAGTGTTACCTGACTCTGTTTGTGTTGCTTGTTATATCACGGTAGTTTAACGATTAGTTAGTGAATCATACTCTGCCACGACTTTCACGTGCGACTATCCCATTCTTACTCCACATACTAGATTGTTTTCTGTGTTTCGTCCGGATCTACTTTACAGAAAATAGCGGGATTTTAGAATACGATTCACTAACTAATCTCCTACACGCACTTGCCACAAGTCCCGAACTTCCTCAGTTGCCTGCGTTAGGTCGGACGTTGAAATCTTGGTACCCTGCCCCCGATTCGAACGGGGAGAACTTCTCCTTTTGAGAGAGATGACTTTACCAATTTGTCCAGCAGGGCATTTGTTTGGTAGCACAAGCTGGACTTGAACCAGCAACACATGAATTTTCAATCCACTGCTCTACCATTGGAGCTATTGTGCCATTATTTGGGGAGTCACACGGGGAACGATCCCGTACTACCAGTTTCACAGACTAGGGTGCGAACCTCTACACTAGTGACTCCATAAAAAACAGGATGCTTATTTTTAGATTACAAGTCTAATTTTTTTATTTGCTGGACGCATCCTAAAAGTGGTCTGGGTAGCAGGATTTGAACCTGCAGCCTCCGAGTTCCAAGCCCGGCCGTCTACCAAGTTGACAATATACCCAGTTATTTTTGGCGGAAGACAGAGGAGTCGAACCCCATCCCTGTTAAGAGAACCTGGTTTTCAAGGCCAGTCGGCGGACCATCCCACCTGCATTATCTTCCATTGTTTGGTGGACCGTAAGAGGATCGAACTCTTACTTCCGAGTTGCAAACCCGGTGTGCTCCCATTATCACTAACAGCCCATGAATAAGTTTTCGGGAACTAATTCTGTGTACACTTGAATTAGTTTGTCTCGTATACAAGAGTTTATCAACCTTTATAATCTACTGATGTGTCACACATGCCTCCATGTGCTAGATTACAAGGGACTCAATCGTATCGTCTATCCCGAAATTTGGTAGCCAATGATGGGAACGATCCATCGACCCCCGCCTTATCAAGACGGTGCTCTACCACTGAGCTAATTGGCCAAATTGTTTGGTAGTAGAGGTCGGACTTGAACCGACGATAAACAGCGTATGAAGCTGGTGCATTAGCCACTATGCTACTCTACCATAATTGGTGCTGATGGCGAGATTTGAACTCACGACCTCTTCCTTACCAAGGAAGTACACTACCACTGTGTTACATCAGCATGATTGGTGCGACCGGAGAGATTCGAACTCCCGACTCCTAAGTTCGTAGCCTAGTACTCTATCCAACTGAGTTACGGTCGCATTATAAAACAGGATAGCATCTTTTTTTCATTAAAAGTGAAATTGGATTTGTTTGCTGTTGCTATCCTAAACTGGCTGTGCGTTGAGGGATCGAACCTCACTCATTCTTCGTTAACAGCGAAGCGCCTACACCTTGCCTGCTCACGCACAATATAACTGGTATCCTGTACGGGAATTGAACCCGTCTCTGCGACTTGAAAGGCCACTGTTCTTAACCGATAAACTAACAGGATATAAATTTGGCAGGCGTGCTAGGGCTCGAACCTAGAATAACAGAGTCAAAGTCTGTGGTGTTACCATTACACTACACGCCAACAAAACGCTATTAGTTAATACACTGGGACGATATCAATCAGGATGATACCGGGTCTGTTTGTCCCAGTGTATTAGCGAATAGCGTAATTTCTTACGCTATGTTAGGGTCGATACCCTAACCAGTAGTCTTACTTTTCACGTTGTCGCCATGAATTTCATGTATACTGTCCGCCCGTTTACTACTGTTTATAGTGTGTAGTGTAGACCTCGTTCCTACATTTTAACACTTGGTTAGATTTTAAGCAGTTTATCTGCTTTCTGTACTAACTCTACATAATTAAGAACACGTTTTAGTTTGTCCTCAATCAATTTTTTCTTTTGTTCCTCTGACATTACGTGATTCTTAAACCAATTCGTTTTGTCAGAAGAAACCGATTCTATATCCTTTTTCAATTTCTGTCAATTTCCTTTGTTGTTTTTTTGCTACATAAACAAAAACCCCTGAGACTTTTTAGTTTCCCAGGGGTTAAAATAATTTGTTATGATGCTAACTTGTTATTCCGTTCCCCGGGCCTCTTGCTCATTGTCATTTGTGCCGCGAATACTTGTAGGATATGCTGGTGTAAATGAGGCTAAGGCTACTCTAGACCATAGTCCCATATGTTTGTTCAGCGATATACAAGTTTTATTCATCATAGTCTTTTATTTAGTCCTGGTTTCAATTTCTCTATTTTTAAGTCGCTTTTAGGCGCCTTTTTCAATTCATGTATGAAGTATAGCACCATTGTACTTATACGTCAATACCCTTGTTGCCCATTTACAACACATCGTTACCAACGTGTTTTTCAATTCATGTATGAAGTATAGCACCATTGTGATTATACGTCAACCTTCTGTTTACCCAATATTTATTGTATATGATCCTGTATGTAAAATAAATATTGATATGATATTCAAAACCTCAAACTACCCTGTAGTATTCCTAAGCTACCACGAACCTAATAAGGAAGAAAACTTCAAACGTTTATTAGAAGTGTGTCCTAATGCCAAACGAGTTGACAACATTAAGGGTAGTGACAATGCACATAAGAATGTAGCAAGTCTAGTTAAAGATTTGAGTACACATGTTATTATAGTGGATGGTGATAACTATGTCAAGGATGATTTTCTAAAAGTGGAAATAAACATCCTAGATTCTACCGACATAAACAACCATGTAATCAGTTTCAGTGGGTACAATGTTTTAAACGGTAACTTGTATGGGAACGGGGGAGTCAAGGTCTGGCCTATAAAACTCATTGAGAATATGGCTACACATGAAAATAGCGTTGATCCAAATAGTGTAGACTTTGATTTTAAATCCTATTTACAACTGAATCGTAGCATTAGCGACATAAACATACACTCTAGTCCATTGCAAGCATGGAGAAGCGGGTTTCGTGAGGGCATAAAACTATGCTTAGAGAACAACAAATTTGTTGGTAAACTAAGTGATATCAATTGGAAAAACTATGAAAGACTATGGAGATGGATGCATTTGGGTGCAGACGTTGAGAATGGTATATGGGCTATCATGGGAGCAAGATTGGGCGTATATTTAAGTATGGTCAGCCCAGACTATGACATAGGAATCATACGTGATTTTGAAAAATTGAATTGGTTGTTTAGCGAAGAATATGAAAAGTACAAAACGAATCCATTAGAAGAATGCAATAGATTGGGTACGTTAATTAGAAACAAAGCCAATGATACTAGAATACTAAACGTTTTTTCTGAGAATGACAGTAAAGAATACAAACAAAATGTTAAGCCTACATTGCGTAGTTTAGAAACATTTATCAAATACAAATATAATCCACCATATGATGTTGTATTCATAAGTTACAATGAACCAAATGCTGATGAAAATTTTGAGTTATTAAAAACTTTTGCGCCAAAAGCAAAAAGAGTTGATGGTGTTAAGGGTATTCATAACGCACACATCGAGGCTGCAAAATTAACCACTAGTGATTACTTTTGGGTCATTGACGGTGATGCTGTTATTATGCCTGACTTTGAGTTTGAGTATAATATAGATTTCTTTCAACAACCAAGAGTAAGAGTTTGGCGTAGTAAGAATCCAATCAATGAATTAATATATGGGTTTGGTGGTGTTAAGTTGCTACCCAGATTCCTAACACTACACATGCGTACAGACAAGCCTGATATGACTACTAGCATATCTGATTTGTACGAGCCTGTATTCAAACTAAGTAACGTTACCAAATTTAATACTGATCCTTTCTCTACATGGCGTAGTGCTTTTAGAGAGTGTGCTAAACTAAGCAGTCAAGTTATTGACAGACAGGAATCGCAAGAGACACAGGAAAGATTAGATACATGGTGTACAGTTGGCATAGATAAACCATACGGTAAATATGCAATTGAGGGTGCTATAGCTGGTAGAGAATATGGCACAAAATTTAAAGGCAATCTGGAAGAACTTAGAAAGATTAATGATTTTGTCTGGCTAAGAGAACAGTATGACAAACTTCACTGAAATACCCTTTAATAATATAATTAAATTTGGTCAAGAAACTATGCTGGATAAAAATTTATTCAGCGTTAGTTGGATACTGGGCAGATTCTGTAACTACAAGTGTAGTTATTGTTGGCCCTATGCCAACAGTCAAACACCTGACCATCAAGAATTAGAAATATATACCAGCACAATAGATAACATTAGAATGCAAGCTAGTAACAATGGCTATACAAAGTTTCATTGGAGCTTTAGCGGAGGTGAACCTACAGCATACAAACACTTTTTAGTACTAGCAGAAAAGGTATTGTTTGATAGTATACACATGACTACTAACTTAAGCCCAGGCATTCAATGGTGGGAACGTTGGTTGAAGTCAACAGTGTTAAGCAGGCGACGTAGTATTACCGCTAGCTTTCACCACGAGTTTGCAGATGAAAAAGAGTTTGGTGATAAGATATTATACTTGATGGAACGTGGTGTATTAGTAACTATAAATCAAGTGATGGTACCTGAACAATTTGTAGACTTGTATATTAGATGTAAACGATTCAGTGAGCGAGGAATCAATGTAACATTAAAGCCACAGACTGACCCAACTGCCAGTCACATAGTAGACGGTTACACTGAAGATATGATGAACTTGATGCGTACAGGATTCCCGCAATATACAGTAGACCAGGAAGTATTGCAGGTTAAACTGATTGATAATGAACAAAAGGTATGGTATATTGACCAAGCAGAACGATTGAATAGTTTTGGATTCAATAAGTTTAATGGTTGGGTGTGTAATAGTGGCTATCAGGGTATTGTGATACGTGAGAATGAAGTCAAGCGTAGTTATAGTTGCCATGATGAAATACTAGGTACATTAGATAAAGGCTTCACTATTTTTACTGAACCAAAAGAATGTATCACACCTACTTGTATGAGTAGTGCAGATAGCAAGATTCCAAAGGTTAAGCATGAGTAGGTTAATATCGTTTGGATGTTCAATGACATATGGACAAGCATTACCTGATTGTTTTACAACACAATATGGTTTTGGTCTTAACCCTAGTAAGTATTCATGGGTATCTCTTGTTGCAAAGACAGTTAACTTAGAATGTGTAAATCTTGCTAAGCCTGGTTCGAGTAACAAGCGCATAGCACATGACATACTTAATTATAAATTTTTAGATGATGACACGGTATTCATTCAATGGACATACCCTAATCGTACATCAGTAATTGATAATAAGCACAACGTGTATAATATACTACCTCAACACACAGACATAAAATCTCAGGTATATTACAAAGAACTTCATTCAGAATATGATTCAATACTTCAATCTAAACTGTACATCAGTAGTATAAATATGTTGCTAAAATCCAAGAACCTTAAGGTATATAATCTATTGTTAAAGAAAGAATACACAGACTGCTTAAATCTTTCAGGATTGATTACTGAACATATACCTTTATATTTAGATGAGTATGAAAGAGCATACCCTAGAGCATTAGATAAATGCCATATAGGCATTGAGGGTAACAGTATGTTTGCAAAACATTTACTAGAACACCTAGATGTTGATAATAGTTTACCAACATACAAGAAACTAACCCTTATGCAAAAAATATTCAGAGATAGGAAGTAACATGAAAATAGATACAGAACATTTGCACTTTTGGATGTGTGCTATCAGGGAAAGTAATAGCCCAATGCGTACACTAGATGCATTTTGGAGTGGACAACTTAAAAGCAAAGAGTGGCTAATAGATTGTTTAGATGAACATGTACACTACAGTTCGTCTATTGATATTCACGGTGGTTGGGTAGGTGTACTAGCTAGCATGATATTTCAAAGCAATATCCCTGTAAGATATATTCGTAGTGTAGACATTGACCCATTATGCGAACATGTTGCTACCATGATGAACAAGATAGAAGAACAAGATGGTAGATTTAGAGCAATCACCGGTGATATGTGTACAGTGCCTATTCACGGCGATGTTGTTATTAATACCAGTTGCGAACATATTACGCAAGAACAGTATGAGTTATGGCTTAACAATGTACCAAACAATTGTTTAATCGTATTGCAAAGTAACGATTATAAAATACCCGAACATATTAGAACATGTATGACATTACAAGAGTTTGAAGAACAATCACATATAAACAAACTATACAGTGGTAGCTTAAAACTGCCTTTATATACCAGACACATGATTATAGGGAAGAAATGTATAGTATAAACGATATAGAGGTACTGCACTTAGAGATTACTAATAAGTGTCAAGCAAGCTGTCCGATGTGTGCAAGAAACTTACAGGGCGGAGTTGACAATCCATTTATGAATTTGAGTGAGATTAAACTTGAACAGTTTAAATCTTGGTTCAGTGTAGACTTTATTAAAAGATTAGCTAAAGTTTATATGTGCGGCAATCTAGGTGATCCTATATTAGCCAAAGATACAATAGACATATTTCGTTATTGCAGAGAACATAATCCAGATATCTGGTTAAGTATGAATACTAACGGTAGTGCGAGAACATCTGAGTTCTGGAAAGAACTAGCAAATTTGCGTGTAACTGTGAGATTTGGTATTGATGGATTAGAAGATACTCACAAACTCTATCGTAGAAATACAGTCTGGAACAACATAATTAACAATGCAAAAACATTCATTGACAATGGTGGTGAAGCAATATGGGATATGCTTATATTTGAACACAATCAACATCAAGTAGAAGAATGCCGTGAGTTATCTAATACGATGAAGTTCATTGATTTTGTACCCAAACATACATCACGTTTTAAAGAAAACAAACTAGATGTATTAGATGTTCAGGGCAAAGTTGAGTACACTTTATATCCTAGTGTTAAAAGCAAAGAGATATCTAATCGTGTTATCAATATTCTACCTAGTGATATCAATTGCAAAGTAAAGCATGGTAGTTTATATATTACAAGTAACGGAGTAGTTACGCCCTGTTGCTGGCTGGGCATAGATGAGTTACCAATGATAAACCCTAGCAGAATAGACTATATGAATAAAATAGGAGAGTTTTATTCTCTACACAAATATTCATTAGAAGAAATATTTGCATCAAAATTATTTGACCGTATCAGTGATACATGGATAGATAATCCTTTATTAGAATGTAGCAAACAATGTGGAAGTTATGACAAATTCAATAGCCAATTCTAAAACATTCTGTCCATTACCTTTTATACATATGGCAACACGACCTAACGGTGATGTTCGATTATGTTGTACCAGCAATGCATCGGGTGCTGGTATTGTTGACAGCAAAGAAATAGGACTTGTAAAGCGTGATGGAATCAATATGAATCTACGTCAGCATACTATAGAAGAAGTATGGAACAGTGAATACATGCGTGATACTAGAATACAAATGCGTGACGGAGTTGTACCTGATAGTTGTAAGAAGTGTTTTGTAGAAGAAAGTCACGGTATTAAAAGCAAACGCTATTGGGAAACTGAAGTTTGGAAAGAAAGAATTGACCTAGATAGTGCGGTCAACAAGATGAGTATAGATGGTAGTATGCCCATTGATATTCCTTATTTTGATTTACGTTTAGGCAATCTATGTAATTTAAAATGCATTATGTGTAGCCCGCATGATAGCAGTAGTTGGATTAAAGATTGGAAGATACAATCTCCACAGTATAAAAATATCATACTACGTGAGGATCAGGGCTGGGATAGAACTATGGATTACACATGGTACCAAAAGGGTTCGTTCTTAGAATCAATGCGTACTCAAGCACAGTATATCAAAGAACTATACTTTGCCGGCGGTGAACCATTATTGATACCAGAACACTATAACATACTAGAGTTTATGGTGTCTGAAGGTCATGCAAAGAATTGTATATTGCGATATAACAGTAACGGCACAGAGATTAATGAGAAGTTGTTAGAGTTGTGGAGTCACTTTAAAT